TCGGGTGCCTTGGTGTGGCTCCATCCGTCATACTCTATGCGGTAAGCATAGGGCAAGTTGTTCGCGAGGAAAACGTTGAAATCCTTTTCCCCGTCGATTTTCGCAACAAAGTCTTTCACCTTCCGGGTTGTAACCTCGCCCGTTTTGTCAACCACGTCAAAAGTTCCATTCGCCGGATCATCTGCGGAAATGATCCAGTTGGCACGAAGCCGACCTTGTAAGACAGGGGTGTCTTCAATGACGGATGCGAACAACTCAAGAATGATTGCCTTGTGTAATTCCCCAACCGTGGTTCCAGCTTTCGCGGCCCACTTGGAAACATTGACAGAAAACGGCATAAAAATTAAGGAGTTAAAAGGGCGTTGAATTCGTCTTCTGTGAGATCGAGGAGTGTCTTGAGTGTCTCGCGATACGCCAAAAACAACTCATCGTCCGCCCGAATCTCTTGAGCGAGAAGCCACGCATCTTGAACGATCTCAGGGAGCGAAGACAGTGCAGCTTTAAGCGTTGGCCATTTATCGCCAAGGCGGCGCATGATGGTCAATTTTGAAACACCCAAAACAACAGGCTCTTCCGGCACTGCCTCAAGTTCAGCGATGCGAGCAAGAGCGGTGTCTAGTTGCGCTTGCAAAGTCGGAACACTGGATGCTTCGCCTTGCGCCGTTGCGAGTTGCGTTTGAGTTTCCGCGAGCTGAGACTCTAAAGAGTCCACGTGAGCGGTTGCCGTTTCAAGCTCCGTGGTGGCTGATTCTTTGGCGGTTGTCATCGTGGACAACTCCTCCTCTAGTGTCGTTACCCGCGAGAGAGAAGCGGCATTGACGGCGGGAAATAACGCATTTAGTGCCGCATCGTCGAGCGGTTCTGGCTTTCCGGCAAAGTCGGTTACGGATGCCCCGCGAAAGGTGCCGTCCTGCTGAAATGTGATGATGATTCGTTCCATAAGTTTTTTTTTGTTAAGCGATAATCCAGTTTGTCCCGTCGTAAAACACAGGGACAGTGTTTGCTCCGCCCGCCGCGACGGTTGCGCCGAAATTACCAGAGGCTGCCACGTTTGAATCGGTGACATAGGCACGCATTCCGGTTGAGGGAGTGGGGAGAGTGGCGACGGTGTAGGCTCCTGTCGTGACCGTGCCATCGGTTTCAACGTCACCGCGCAAAACGGTTGTCGTGATGCTCTCGTTGCCGAGGACGACAGAGTTTGAGCCTGCGCCGATTGCATTGTAGCCAATGACGATCTCGTTTGCATCCCCGTTTGCTAAGGCTTTTGTGTTCGCCCCGATGTAAACTGACGTTCCCGAAGTTTGGTTCGAGGTCGTGCCGTCTGCTATATAAAGACCCGCAGCATACCCGCTAGCTGTGTTGAGGCTTCCGGTGGTGTTGAAGCGAAGAGAATCACCACCACTAGCAGTGTTGGAGTTTCCTGTAGTGTTGGAGACAAGAGACCGATAACCACTCGCAGTGTTGTTGTTTCCGGTGGTGTTGGAGCGAAGAGAATTAGTCCCACTAGCAGCGTTGGCGTATCCTGCGGTGTTGTCGCGAAGCGACTGATACCCGCTCGCAGTGTTGTTGATTCCTGTGGTGTTAGATGTCAGAGCCTGAAACCCTATTCCTACATTGTTATTGGCAGACAAATCGTCGGCAATGCCAGCACCCTCTCCGAAATACGTTGACCCACCGAGACCCGTCTGACTCACCAGACCGTTAAACGTGGCACCCGCCGCCGTGACCGTGCCGTCGGTTTCAACGTCGCCGCGCAAAACCGTTTTCGTTATGCTGTCGTTGCCAAGCACAACGGAGTTTGAGCCTGCTCCTGTCGCGTTGTAGCCTATGACGATCTCGTTTGCGTCCCCGTTTGCGAAGGCTTTTGTATCAGATCCGATGTAAACTGACGTTCCAGAAGTTTGGTTCGCGGTCGCGCCGTCTGCGATATAACGCCCCGCAGAAAACCCGCTCGCAGTGTTGGAGCTTCCAGTGGTGTTGTTTTGCAAAGAATCTCTCCCGCTCGCAGTGTTGAAACTTCTGTGTTGTTGGCGAGAAGAGCCCGGTACCCACTTGCGGTGTTGCCTGATCCGACGTTGCTGTAAAGAGACTGATACCCGCTCGCAGTATTGTTGCCTCCATTTGTGTTGGTGTAAAGAGACTGAAACCCGCTCGCTGTGTTGAAGCTTCCAGTGGTGTTAGATTTCAGAGCCTGAAACCCTGTGCCAACATTGTTATTGCTCGACAAATCGTCGGCAATACCCGCGCCCTCTCCGAAATACGTTGACCCACCGAGACCCGTCTGACTCACCAGACCGTTAAACGTGGCACCCGCCGCCGTGACCGTGCCGGACGCGGTGAGGTTTCCGTATATTTCAGCACCTCCATTGTTAATTGGGTCCCCTAAATAAACTTTTTTGTTGTCCCGCACGATTTGGATTAGCTTTGCCCCAGAGAATTCTATGAAAAAATTATTGTTCGCGCCGACATCCCAACCCCCGCCGTAGTTTGAGAATGAAACGACAACGTCTCTTGTCGATGATGTCGTGTTAGTGAAAGTCGCAGCATAATAGCGACCAGTGGTTTGAGTGCTCGATGATCTTATTGGTGCCTGTGCATGATTGAAAGATTGACCTGATGCTGATATAATGGAGCCAGTGACCGTGCCTGTCGCCGTGACAGCTCCAAAACTCGGACTGTCCCCCTCCTGCACCGCAGTATCAGCCAATGCCCCTTGCGCTGCCGTCGCCTTGCCAGCGAGCGCGTCGGCGAGGGGCGTGTTGAGTGTGGCGAAATCGTAGGTCGTCCGGTCGGTGAGTTCCGCGACGGTGGTGGGCACGGTGGGGGTGCCGGAGAGATCCGCATAGCTTCCCGAGGTGGCGACGTCGGCAAGATCCGCGCTGGCGGCCTTCGCGGCGAGCGCGTCGGCGAGGGGCGTGTTGAGTGTGGCGAAATCGTAGGTCGCAACGTCTGACAGTTCCGCGACGGTGTCAGGTGCGAGGTTTTCAATCATCGACGTATTGCCGATAAATTTCGCAACCCCATTGTCGTCGGTTAAATATGATTCCGCGAAATCCCCGTTCAATATGAAATATAGGGAATCCGGCTGTAAGATTTCCGGGAGTGCTAAAAGTTGATAAATTTTCATATTATTACCATTCATCTTGGACAATTTCCAAGCAATCAATGCGTTGACCTAAAGACTCAGGGATCACCTTGCCGGATGATCGGCAGCCCAATGTAAAAATGACGGGCGTCCCTGCCGGGTTCAAGGGTGTCGTCCCGGCGATGTCCCACATGTAATTTTCAAAAAGCAAAATATCCCCCGGTAGCGGGGTGAATGTCAGTCCGGCGGCGGCAAGGTAGAAAAAACGAATTTTCCCGGCCTTCAAATCTTCCGTGAATCGGTTATCACCTGCCAAACCAAGCCCGCCGGATGCGGGAAGGGAAACGATAGTTGCCGGGGTTGTTTCCAATGTTTCAACCGATTGCTCCCCGGTGGCTGGGTCATAGTCGCTTGAAACCCGGACAATGCTTGTTGACTGCCCGAATTTATCAACCAAACGCAAGGCGGTTGATTGTGCTTTTAGGTAGTCAAATTTTGCCATTGGTTTTTAACGGTCCGCGCAAATGTTAATCCCTTGGCCCCCGGTGCCGTAGGTTTCATAATTAAACAAAGGGGCGAGGATGGACAGGGCGGCGGTTGGCGTCACTTGTGGGTTGCTCGCCATGTCGTCGCCGTATTCGACGGACAACGGGCCGACTCCCTCTTTTTTCACAACACGCCCGGCCCCGGTGGCCTGGAGGTCAGCAAGGGAAGCATCATAAGCAAGGCGGCATTGGCCATGCTTCAAAATCTTGGGTATTGTCCCTTCTGCGATTTCTTCCCCAAACAATGTCACGGGGTAGCGCGGGAAGGGCAAATCCTGTTCCGCGTCCTCGCGATACCCTTGGAAACCAGATTCCAGGGAAAGGATAAAATCGGCGGCTTTGATCAAGAGAGTTTCAACGTCCGCATCATCGGCGGGAAGTTCAAGCCCGCGAGCGGTGGCAAATGCGCGGCATTCCGCAACCGTGGCGAACGAATTTGCATTTTCTACGATTGAACCGTCTTCAATGATTAAAGCCATATTTTTATGGGTAGTTTGGCAGGGGGCTTAGCGGGAGAACAAAGGGGAAAAACTCCTATTTCCACCCCCCACCAAAAGGGTTTTACATGAGATCCGCCGTTTCGTCGTCCCCGGGTGTTTTGGCGGCTTCCTTGGCGGCAGTCAATGCTTGCTCCCATTTCGCGAGCGAGTCACTTTCTGCGGGCAATTCCGCGCCGAGTGCTTCAAATTCCGGAACCAAAGCGGCCTTCTTTTCGGCGGCGGAAAGTTTCTTAGGTTCGCCATCGGCAGGCGTTTCGGCGGCGTCCGTTTTACCCTTGGGGGCATTGACAATCTCCCAAGCTTCGGCAAGGGAATGGCCCTTTGCACAAAGGTTTAGGACAATTAGCGGGATTTCTTTGGTTTCTGACATAGTTTTTTTTTGAGCTAAAAAACCCGCCCCGGCAAGGGGGCCAAGGCGGGCTTCTATGGTTTAGCAGTAGCGGCGAGATTATCCGTTACAGGTGATGAACGCGAGGGGGACGTTTTTGCGCTCAACAACACGGTCCCACGTAGCAGCGGCAGCGAGTTCGGCATATGTGCCAGCGGCGGACTTAGCCCAACCGGAACCAATACACTGGAACCCATTTGGATGAAATACCGTGTTAGTCCGGGTGGAAAGGATAGTTTCACCCGACCCATTGCCCGCAAGCGGGTTGCGGTCAAGCTCGGAAGGGGTAAGCACAGGGGCAGGTGCGAAGCTGAACAACCCGGCACCGTAGAGGGCAACGGTGTATTTTGGTGAGTTGGTCCCTGCGGTCACTGGCAGGCTATCATCGACAACAACGCGCTTCCCAAGGTAGGTTTGTGAAACAAGCTCCCCGGTGGTTGGGTTGACGTTATCGACGAGCAATTGCAGTTTTTGCAGCTTGGTATGCAAAACCGAATGCATCGCAATAACAGTAATAAGAGACTTCTTGTCACCGAGGGTTTGAAGTGCATTTAGGATTGCATCTGCACTGATGCGGTTGGCATCAGTAAGCGACCCGACAACAACATCAGAATAAATGTTCTCCAGCATGTCGGAAGAATCGTTTGCAATGTTGTCCGCAAGGATGCCGACTGAAGAATTGATGATGCGCTTTTCATCGTCGGTTGCCCAGAAGGCACCAACGCGAGAGGTGATTGCACCCATTGGATCTTCAATCGCAAGCTCCCGCGCAAGGTCCATTGTTGACCAATGATAGTTACGGGACGC